CGCATATTGATGCTCCGGAACGTAAAAAATAACCCACTTTCCGTTGAAATAAAACAACCTGGAATGGCGGCCCAATAACCTGATAAGCGCATCATAGCAGCTACCGAATGAGGTCGCGTCCTTCATAAAAGCGCGGTGATCCAGTTTAACCTGGTTCCAATATGTCGCGGCAATATCATCATCCCGATCATCCATATCGGCATTGTATATGCTGCAGTATGTCCGTATTGGCAGGCTCAGTCCGGTCTTTTGAAGGGCGGCAGCAAGTATATATACTAGGGTGTACTTACCTTTCAGATTCTGGCCGGATAGATCGGTAAGAGGCGCGTCCTTCAGCAGCTTCAGCCCGTTTGTGGCCTTTAGCGTCACCTCGTATGGCTTATCCAGGAATGGGCTGCTGCCCTCTTCCGGTGTTAAGTACCCATCAAAAAATAATGATCCGTCCACCAATATCTGTACCTGCCATTCGTCGTAAGAACCGGTCAGGAAGGTCTCCCACGTGATCGAGGAATTGGCATCTGCGAATATTACAAACTTGGCTTCCCGGGCTATTATAGTACTGTCGTCACTGGAATCGGTCGTTTGGCAATCTTTGATCAGGAAGTCTTCAGAATCGCCCGCATAGTCCTTCAGAAGCAGATTGATAGTAACCTGCTGCTGAAGCTCATTTGTCCAAATGCTTTGATATCGTAGACCGTATGCCATTATATCCGCCTCCTTGTTTGTGTTTCTCTTGCGTTGGCCAGATAGATATCACGGCCGCGGATAACGCCGTTCACGGTTATATTTCCGCCGCCAAATGATCCATTCGGTATCACATCGCTGCCACCCGGCAGCCGCACCAGCTCCGGTCCGCGCTCACCCACCAGAGCGAAGCCGCCGGAGAAATTATTGACGCCATCGGCGAAGCCGGGTATTTTGGTTGCATTGAAGGAGTTCTTTATAAGGCTGCCCACTGCCACGGCAGCAACACCTGCGGCAATAACCAGCGCCGGGTTGGCTATGATGAACTTTTTGATGGTTTCTTTTAGTAATAAGGCCGCTGTGCCGGCTTGGATAGCGGCTTTCCCGAGTGCTTCAATAGCACCCCCAATTACCTGCGTAAAGGGTGCTATGATGCTTTGAAATCCACCGCCCTGGAACGCATTGGCAATACTTTCGCCCAAAGCCGAAAAGGAATCCGCAAGAGCAGATCCCAGGAATGATTTTAGATCGATGGCTATTTCCGATACCTTGGCTTTCGCAAGTTCACTTCCCTTTCTGAGGCGCTCTATTAACTTGTCGAATACATCGGTCGGAATTAAATTGTTTGGAAGTACTGCGCCCTGTACATTTGCCTTTAAATCTATGTTTTTAGGCTTTAAAGTCAACGCTTCCAGTTTGAACTCGAATGTCTTCACTGGAAAAAAGGATTCCATTATCCCGTCTACCTGCTGCTCAATCTCGCCCTTGGTAAGGCCGAGTTTTATGCCATCGCGACGAGCAAGATCGATTTCCAGTTGAGCAAGTTCTATCCTTTGCGACCGATCGAGGCCGGTTAAGCCTTCGAGCTCTTTTAGGGCATCTATTCTTTGTTTAAGTAGATCAACTTCTTTTTTATCGCCATCAGTTTGGAGTGATTTGAATTTCAAACCTTCCTGTGTTGCCGCATTAAGTTGCTGGGTAAGCAATACACTCTGCTCACGCAATTTCACATCCGCTTCCTGGGCCGTCTTTAATGCTTTGTTGGCTTCGACTTGTTTGGCAATAGCATTATTATAAGCGGTTTGCTTATCAATAGCATCTTTTACACCAGCAGATCTGCCAACATCATTTTTATTTAAGAATTGTGCGTTTTCTTTGACTATCTGAAGCGCTTCAGCCTCAGCTCTGCCGCGCGCATCGCGGGCCTTTGTTATTTCGGCCTCGCTCTTTACAATCGCCTTGGCGACGGTTGCTATTTCGTCGATAAATTGCTTTTGTATCGCACTATTGATCAAGGCTTGATTATACACAGCAATAGTTGCAGCCAGTTTACCGGTTGCTGCATCTTCGATCTTTAGGTCGTTGAAATATGCCTTATTTATATCTTTCAATTCTTCCAGAGCGCGCTTTCTTTCTGCATAGGGCCTATTTGCATCACCTATGGCCCCGGCAAGGCTGTTGATCTGTGCAATCTGGCCTTGAACCGAAGCGACAGCCTCACCCTGTATCACCGCCACATCTCTTATGGCCTTTGCCAATTCTTCGGCAGATTCTTTAGCTTTATCGGCTGCGCTTTTTGAACCGCTCATTCCCCTTGTCCAAGCACTAAACCCGATAGAGGCGAATGAAACTATAGCAGTAACAAGAGATAACGCAACCCCAAGGCCACCTGCACCTAAAAGAGAGGACCCCAAGGCGCGAAATGCACCACTCGCGCTTCCGGTTTCTACCCGTAAGCGCTGAAATGATTCCAGCAGCGGATTGAGGTTGTTGGCTATGCCTATGAATCCAAATGGAGCATCTTGCGCAACGCGCCCGAGATTCATCAAAGCATTACCAGCCTGATTGGCCCCCGGCCTTATATTGGCCAATGATGATCCAGCAGCATTGGCTGCTGGCGGCAATAACCTTAAATCGGTCAATGCGGGCCTTACAGCGGGAGCAAGACGATTTAATGAGGTAGATGAAGAAGCAACTGTATTGAATGCGCGGCCAAGCGAAATAGCTGAAGTGGTAGCACTATCAATCTGCGCACGTGTTTGCTGAAGCGTCCTATTCAGGATATCATATTGGGCGCCCAAATTGGCGGCACCTTGGACGGTGCCCGACTGGCCGATGGCTACCTGAATTTCCTGTAGCCTATTTTCGAGGGTGCTTAATGGAGTGATGGCGCGAACCGCACTTGAACCAATGCCTTCAAAGGTCTGATTGGCTCTTATAGCAGCAGCGGCGGCTTCATCTATTGAAGCTGAGATACGATCCATTGCAGCCGCCCCGGCAGCGATCTCGTCAAAAGCGCTTTCAGCGGCATTTCCAAGACCTTGCAGACTTGCCGAGGCCTGATTGACGCTCTGTGTAAGCGAGGCAGATAGGGAGCCTCCAATGGTTATATTTAACTGATTTCCTGCCATTATACTTTCGCACCTGCTTTACGGTGAGCTTCCAGAATCTCCTGATAGGTTCTTTTGGGCTTTGCTGATTGCCGTTCGTATATGTCTGGGATGATCACATCGATTCCTTTCTTCCTGGCTGCCTTATCAAGATATGGAAGCAACACACAGTAGGCAAGCTGCCTTACCTGCTGATACTCCCTTTTTTCTCTCGATAGTCGGCCTCGGCGCCGCGCAGTATATTCTTCCCATTCATACTCCCACAGTTCCCACGGCTGCAGGGCGATATCACCCAGGGCTTCCTCCATAAACTCATCCCAGGTTAACACCTTGCTGTGTGTTCTGGGCAACCTCCCCGTTCACCTGCGGCTGGCTATCTGCCTGGTTGCGCCAAAGCTTGTCGATGAGGAAGAGGTCGGCAGTACTCATGGCCTCCACAATACCGGTAAGCTCTTCGTCCGTGTATGTCCGCTTCTCACCGCGCGCCTGGTCACCCTTCAACAAAGCCGCATGGAAGACATTCTTCGTCCATTCCAGTACATCGTGGAAGTCCTGCGATGCTGCGGCATAAGTAAACGGATCCTGCCCGGTGAGGTCTCTTAGAATTTTGTAAGTACCCACGTTGAACTTAAGTTCATAAGTCTGGCCATTGATGACCAGTGTCAGTTGGTTTCGCATATTATGAGTTGGCGTTAAAATCTACGGTACCGGAGGAAGTCCACTCCCAGGTGAATGTTACATTCTCCTCCGTTGCCGCGGTCTCAGCTACGTTCGTGAACCGCCCGCGGCCCATGAAGTAGGTGATCTCACCGGCTGCAATTGTTCCGGAAGAAGAGTTTTGCCGCCTGAGATAAACAACGGTTTGTGCATCGCGGAGGATCTGAAGATCCTGATAGCTAGCTTGAGCGCTGGTAAGATCACCGCCGGCAACACCAGAGCCACTAACCTTCACAGAATCGTTGGAAACGCTGGAGAAAGTGCCGCACTTTGTTTTCTTCTCATTTACCGCGCTACTGCCGGTAATAGTGCTGGTATCCTCACATACAATGGTCTTCCAACCTGTGGAACCATTCAGTGAGTATTCATTCAGGACCAGAAGACCGCTTAACTCGGTAGACATATCAGTAATTTTTAAGTGTTTTGTACAATGCGAAGACGGAAGTTTAGCCGCTTAGCTATTTCAAAGCCGTCCTCTATCTTTGAAAAGCTATAATCACGTTCTACAGACCTGCACCAAGACAGGTGATACGGTTCCTCAACTGATAGGCCCAGGGTAGTCCTGGTTGGAAATAAAATCTGTAGTATCTGCTCTGCGATCGATTCTACAATCGTTTTCGTATTGGTGGCCTTACGGCGGTTTACGATCGTCAGCAGTATATCCACCTCACCCACCCAGTTTGTTTTATTGCTCTTATCGGTCTCGTTCTGAGCGCCGATCAGGATGTATAGGTTTGTCTCGGTAATACGGGCATCCAGTTTTTCATCAACCACAGGGATGGCGCCTGCCTCGATAGATACATTGCCGCTCAGTGCATTGAAAAAAGCTTTTCTTACTGGTGTACCTATATCCCTCATTGTATCAGTTGTTGTATGACCTGTGCCAGTTTGTTCTTCAGCCGCGCCTCCGCCGGTGGTATCTGTTTGAAGAAGAAAGGATGAGGTTTCACCCCGTACTTCTTTATCTTCCTCCAGATCAGATAGGCCACTCGCTTATCTTCAGCGGCTTTACTGGCGGAATTACCAAGCCTACGTTTTGTCTTCGTGCTATACCTGCCTGCTATTCCTTTTCTCTTCACCCATGCCTCTAAGGCCTTCAGCGGATCACCAGTCGGTGTACCTTTCCCCCGGAATGTAGCTGCGAAGCTTTGCAGGCCTGCTGGTATCTGTACGCTTCCTTTGGTACCAAACTCCATGTAAGCCGCGTAATCGTTCTGCACGACGTCCTGATAGCCACCTGGAATAGCAGCCACCGAAATACTGCCCCTTGTTCTTCCCTGATCGGCCGGCGCGTCCCTTTTGGCGTTATTAGCGATTTCATCGGCGGTAACCTTCAGTTCAGCAAGTATGGCCCGTTGTGCTCGTTTCGGGAGTTGACCCAGAAGATCCAGAATCTTCTCCAAACCCTGTATCTGTACTGTCGCTCCCATTATCTCACCTCCCGGACTTCGATGTGATACATTCGCCTTTTCTCGCCCACCAGATCATAGTTGTCTATCGCGAAGAACCGGTTGTCATATACTATCCGGACATCCTTACTGATGTTGTTCTCGATCTCCTGTCGCCACGGAACGAACATTTCCCCGGCATTGACAGTTGCATCGTATCCACTTTCAAACCTCCTGTGTCCGCTCAGTTTCTTGAAGAGACCCCTGCATGTGAACCACTCTACACCACCCTCATTCACCCCGCCAGTGTCGTCGCCAGACTTGTTGATCAGTTCAAACTTCAGCACATGGCACATCTCGCCTGTCTTTGGTAATGCCATTAGACAAGGAAGGGTTTGCGTTTATAAGGCGCCGCCAGGTTTATAGATGACTGACACAACGAAACATCACCAGAAGCAAACTCCTGCTGCTGATCACCGCGGTTGGTGTATCGGAAGACCACTTCTTCGACAACAGCGCGCTTCAGATCGGCCGGTAGTTTACCATTGGCATAGCCAGCGACATATGTCACAAGCAGGTAACATGAGCACGGTGATTCAATGGTCAGAAACTGATTACCGCGCTTGGTATAGTCGGTAATGGCAGTTCCTTCATCGTCTACAATGCTGGTGATTGATTGGATAGGCCCATATGGTATTTCCACCCCGCCCAGTTCATTCCTTATGGGAACTTTCAGGGTTTTGGTAGCGAGTGACAAACCGGTATAATTCTCCAGTGTTGCCCGTGCGGCCTTTATGGTCGCCATCAGCTCAGTGTCGTCATCGTTGAACTCATATGATCCGTTTCCGTCGAAAAGCAGGTTTAAAGCCCGCTTTGCCTCGTCCAGGGTCACTGGTTCTGTAACGATGTCCGTTACTACTTCTGGAATTTCAATCTGATTGTCATTATATCGCATAGTAAAAAAAGAGGCGGCGGTTAACCGCCTCTATCCTAAACAACCAACCAACTGCTGAAAAATTATGATGTAGAGCTGTTGCCCAGATCTTCAAGAGTGATCGCCGCAGGCTGCATCGCGTTGAACTCTTCAAAGCACTCGATACGGGCAGTGATCAGGTTCTTCTGGATGTTATCGCTGTCCTGCTCGAAGAATTCTACTGCCAAGCTCTCTACTTCGATACGCTCAACATAGTTGCGATCGAAAGTCAGGAACTTATCTTTGGAAGGCACCCAGGTTACGGGGTAAACAGGTGTACCATTTACCATGAGTGAACCTTGAGGACCGGACTGAACTCCACCGGCACCCGCATAGGCACCATTCTGAATGAGCCATTTATTGATGCGATTCAGCGCGGTGTAGCGCAGTACACCGAACGAGGCTTCATAATCGGCATCCCACAATGCTGTAACCGCATCCATCACCTGCAGGATGTCTGCGGTCTCAACGGAGCCTGAAGATGTACCGCCTGAACCAAAGGCTGTTGCCATGATGTCGTAAAACCTCCGGTTCTCCACTTTGAAGAATTCGCGCTGTAAAAGGCGTGGAAGCGTATTCTGCAACCAGGGAAGCTGGCGCATGAGTTGCTTTGCGAATCGGGTAAAACCAGCGATGTACTCGCTCACTACCTCCACGCGGGCAAAATCGAAATCGATTTGCGTTTTGGCAGCACCCTGAGACGATTGGCGGCTGATAGAACCCTCGCGGGCAGATTCCCGGAAGAATACATAGGTGCCGGTTTCTGACCGGACAGTGGGAATGAGGTCCCGTGCATTCACCTTTTGAGCCGGCAGGATAACCTGGTTCGCGCCATAGTCGACCACACCCTGACCTGTGAGGTTATTGGTGGCAGTCATAGTACCCACGGCTTTCTTCGACAAACCGCCGGTATCCATCTTATGGGCTGTATTGGGATCGTACATGTCTACTGGCCCGGCGCTCAGATTGATCGGCCCTTTCAGCATCATCTTGAAGCGATTGCCACGACCGACAGAAGCGAGACCCTTCAGGTTTTCTTCATCCTGGAAAGCTTCATACATCGCCTCCTGCAGGCTCTTGGCAACGATCTTGTCACCGCTGCGAGCCACCTGCATGTCCTTGAACTTAGTCAGCATCTCGTCCAGCGCCTTCTGGTTGGCCTTATCGGTCTCATCCTTCTGAGTGGTATAGTCCGTGAACTTCTGCACGGCATCATTGATGGTGGTTTGGTGCTTTTTCAGCATCTCCTCCACCTGGCCCTTGACGCCCTTTTCAATGGGGTCTTTCAAATCGGCAATTGCTTTTGACAGCTCCGCCTTCTCTTCAGGCGTGAAGCGGCCGCCTTTGCTTTCGGTGGCCGGATCCATTAGGAATAGGCCGATAAAAAACAGTTTCATCTGTTTGTACTTTTAGTTGAGTAATTGTGTTAGTGAACCCCAATTCCTCGACTTAACTACTACCGGATGAGTGGCTGTTATGGCCGGCTCTTCAGTGCCTTTAGCAGGCGGCTGTTTTTGCTCCTTTGTTAAATCAATGAAAAGTTGCTGTATTTGTTTCAGCTCGATTTCGA